AATACGGAGATGAGAGCCTTCGGCCGCACTACCACGCATGCCTATTCGGCATCGACTTCACACAAGGTTCAGAGCTCATCGCAACCAAGCCTAACAAACTATGGACACACCCAGACCTCACCAGGCTCTGGGGACACGGAAACATCGCCGTAGGCGAATTAAACTTTCGCACCGCTCGATATACAGCGAGCTACGTGCTCAAAAAACTACGCGCCAAACAACAATACGTGCGGCTCGACAAGGACACCGGAGAGCTAATCCCGCTCGTACAACCACGAGCGTTTATGTCGAAAAACATCGGTAAAGACTGGTGGGACCGATACAAACACTACGTAACAGCCAATGACTTCGTCATCATCGACGGAAAGCGGCAGAAGCCGCCGAAGGCACACGACCGCTGGATAAAAGAGCAATCAGAGATTGCTAGTCAATTAATCAAAGAACAACGCATGACGCATGCGAAATACGAAAGCCAAGAGCAGACGCGCGCGCGCGCGGAGAACGCGCGCGCACGCGGAAGAGCTAAGAGCAAGATCATCTAGCCGCCAACGTCCACAAGGGACGCGGCTAGATGAGGAAGGGGTTACCCACAGGTTTACCACCGCAAAGCCGGTGGAAAACCTGATGGATAACCGGAGAAGAAGAAGAGAAGAGAAGAGTTAGACGTATCCAACACCTCGAGGATCCTATGAACAGGAATAGAACTGCACAACAACATAACTTCGCGATCGTTCCACGCGCTGATATACCGCGTAGTAAGTTCAGAATGAGACAGACTCGAAAACAAGCCTTCGATGCCAGCGAGTTGATACCCATCATGTGCGAGGAAGTGCTGCCTGGAGATACCTGGCAGCACACAGAAAGCATCATGGCGCGGCTAGCCACGCCAATAGCCCCAGCGGTCGATGACATACAGTTGGAGACGTTTTACTTCTACGTCCCCAACAGAATCACCTGGACCGGTGAAACCCGGCTGAACAACTGGGAGCAGTTCATCACGGGAGAAAATACGGCACTCGTCGTGCCTACAGTGGTCCCCTACATCAGCGGACCCACATGGGAAACCGTGCTCGGGGGAGTCTTCGACCACTTCGGAATCCTCCCAGGAATACGCACGGAAGCGGTGTACTTCAACGTACTACCGATATGGGCTTACTTCACCATCTTCAACGAATGGTTCAGAGACCAAAACCTACAAGAGCCCTGGGTGTGGCCACTCACGTGGACCGCGAATGGATCGCAGAACATCACCCAGGATGGAAGCGCATGGAATCAAACACCCGTACGCGCTAACAAACGACATGACTACTTCACCAGCAGCCTGCCGTGGCCACAGAAAGGCAACCCGGTAGAAATATCACTGGCGACCAGCGCGCCAGTGCTCACCGGAGCAGACCAGGTCAGCGGAACACAAGCCGCACTCTCATGGAACGTAGCGGCAGGAGGCGCCAAACCCTCGGCAAGCCGGCTCTTGCAGACCGTCGTCACGACGGGAAACACACAGCTAGACACCGGAACGCCAACAGGACAAGGCGTCGCGGTCTACCCGAGCAACCTCTACGCGGACCTAACGTCCGCAACCGCAATCACCATCAACGAACTCCGTCTGTTATTCCAAACCCAAAAGTTGCTCGAGAGACTTGCTCGAGGAGGCAGCCGCTATGTCGAAGTCATCCTGGCGCAATTCGGGGTCAGGGCTCCAGATTTCAGACTTGATCGACCCGAATACCTGGGCGGCAGCAAAATTCCAATCACTGTCAATCCGATTGCTCAAACGGCCGCCTACGATGCAGAACCTGCAGATGCGGCTTCGCCTGTGGGAAACCTGGGAGCGGAGATGCATGCGTCTGGCCACAAGCGGACGTTCAGCTACGCGGCCGTGGAACACGGTTACATCATCGGCCTTGCCGTTGTCCGTTCTACGCCTACTTATCAGCAAGGCACAAGGCGCCACTGGCTCAGAAGAACCTGGCTCGACTACTACAACCCAGTGTTCAGCCACCTCGGCGAACAAGCCGTCATGACGCAAGAAATATGGCAGAGCGCCACAACGAACTACGACAACGACATATGGGGATATCAGGAAAGACACGCGGAATACCGCTACACGCCCAACGAAATCACCGGCGTGCTGAGAAGCACAGCACCACAGCCACTAGATTGGTGGCACTACTCAGAGGAGTTCGCCAACGAACCGGCACTAAACGCGGAATTCATCACCGACAAAACACAAGAAACGCTCGCGCGATCGCTCGCAACAGCACCTAGCGCGCAGTGGAGCGCGCAAATCATCATGGACATCCTCCATGACAGCGTGGTCGCAAGACTCATGCCCGCTTACGCCGTGCCCGGCCTCGTGGATCACTTCTAATGCCATCCTGGGTAGGACCACTCGTAGGAGGAATTGCCGGAGACCTCTTAGGAGGAATCTTCGGCAGCTCCGCACAATCAAAAGCCAACGCCGTCAACATACGGCTCGCCAAGGAGAATCGTGAATTCCAAGAACGCATGTCCAACACGGCGTATCAACGCGCGACAAAAGACATGCTCGCAGCAGGACTCAACCCGATGCTGGCTTACAGCCAGGGAGGGGCGGACACACCCAACACGTCAGCAGCCACCGTGCGCCCAGTGGACGCAATGGCTACGGCTGCTAGCAGCGCTGGATCCAAAGCTATGCAAACAGTCGCGCTGCGCAAACTCGACGCTGACGCCCGCACACAAAACGAGATCGCCGACCAAGAAGGAATGAAAACCGACGCCATGCGCGTCGACATGCACCAAACCGGCGACTACTTCAAGCGTCTCTACGACGAAACGGAGAAACTCAAGCAAGAACGCCTCACGGCGACCGAGAAAGCGAAGCTCGCCAAAACGGACAACGAGATCCGCACCATCGAAAAACAGATCCTCGAGGAAACCAAGGGGGCGCAAGTTCAAAGCGCCCACGCACAAGCAAACCTCATCGAGCGACAAGTGAGCCTAAGCGACATGCAAAGACTCCTCCTATCGCTCGACATCCCCGAAAAAGAAGCCATGGCCAAATGGTTCGAAACCGTAGGGGCAGCATCGCCCCTGGCCAAGGCCGCGATGAGCATCGGACAGTGGCTAAAAATGATCTTCGGAGGCAAATAGCATGTACTACCAACTCAACCGCATCAAAGCGCGGACACGCACCACAACACCCACGCTGACGGATCAATCGCAGCTCAAAAACACCGACATCAACCTGATGCTCGGAAACTTCGAATTCGGAGACGTCAAAACCGGCGTAGGAGCGGCCGCAGCCCCAACCTATGAGGATTACAGCGAAGTCCCAACGGACTTTCGCGACATCATTGAACTACAGAGACAACTGCCCAACACGCGGCAGAAACTGCCACCGGCCCTACAAGGCATACCAATCGACCAACTACTCAACTTGACACAACAGCAACTACTAGAGATACTCACGCCGCCAGCACCTGAGCCGGCGAAACCCACTGAGGAACCGAAATGAGGATCTACGCGATCCGAGATCGACTGATCGACTACTTCATGCGGCCGTTCTTCCTCGAGAACGATAAAGCCGCCATGCAAGCCATCGCAGAAATCGTCAACGACAAGGAGGGAGCAAGTGCCATCGCCCAAACGCCGCACCAATTCGAGCTCTGGCGACTCGCAGACATCGAAGAAAACGGAGAAGTCAAGGGCTCCAAAGAATATCTTGGGGACGCCTCTGGCCTCATCCGAACAGGTGTTCGGCCCGACACTAACCGAAGACCCGGAAGTGACGAAAGTAAAGACCAGCCTGAGCCACGCAGAAGCACGCCTAGCGGCGATCGAGGGTACCCCGGTACCCTCCCTAGCACTCACAAGAACCAGGCGACAGCAGGAAGTGAGCAGGCTCCGGAGGCACGCCCGGGCCTGCAAAGAATGGCTAGAACAGTATCAACTGACTAGCCAATAGCTGACAGCCACAAGGGCTGTCAGCAGTACCCTCTTAATCAAGATAAGACGAGGGTACACTGCGGGGGTCAATTACTGACCCCCGCAACTTATTCCACCTCGAGGTGGAAAGGAGACTCGACGTGGCTCGACGCAACATCAGCTTCAAGAAACACAAGAAGCGCTTTGCCAAAGCAAAGCGCAACACACGCGCAATCAACCAACCGAATCACGTGATGCGCGGCGGCATACGTCTCTGACGTATGCCATGTGAAGAAACAAGAACAGCATGGCGGCCCGTCTCTGGAGACGGGCCGATCCATTTCAGCCCTCCGAACAACGGAAGGGCATACACCAAATTCCCGCTGCCTTGCGGCATCTGCATCCTCTGCAGAAACGAGCAAGCTCGACAATGGGCCGTGAGAATCCATCACGAAGCCCAGCTCACCGACAACAACAGCTTCCTTACACTCACCTACGACAACGAGCATCAACCCCAATTCGGAAGCTTATCGGGGGAAGGAGATAGAAAAGATTTCCCATACCCCTGGCAACGGGAAATCGACCGGCACCACCTGAGCGACTTCTGGAAGCGACTCAGGGAATACATGAAGTCCCGAGGCCTAGGAAGACCACGCTACTA